AGATAAAGCTTGTATTTGATTTGCTGATCACAATATCTTCAATTGTGATAAAATTATAAGGTTTGCCATCAATTAGATTAGAAAGAAATAATGTTCCTCTTGGAAGAGTTAATTGATCAGGAGTTGTATTGCCTGTATCAATTGTTATTGTTACTTGTGCTTTTGTGGCTGAACGTGATTTTGGAATATAACCTAAATTTTTAGCATTTGATACTACAGAATCTCTTGTGATTGCTGTATCCATAAAAGATTCATTAGCGACCATGTTCAGATAGTAAGCTTGATAGTGGGTATTATATGCCAGAATATCAAGTAAGTAGCTTAGGCCAGCGCCATCAAAATCGTAATCAGTAAATTCTGATTGACTTTGAAGATAATTTTTTAAATTTGTCTTGATTGTATCAAAATCAAGTTCAGTTATTCTTAATCTTTGTGTCATTATCGCAATCTTTCTAATTGAAATGTTATGGTTACTGGACTGGTAATATTATTGATTTGGAATGTTAATATTACTTGATAACCATCTTCGTCATAATTAGGTTTTGTTTCAATTTTAATGATAGAAACTCTTGGTTCAAAATTCTGTATTGTTTGTGTTATTTCTCTTTCTATTGCTGAAGCTGTAATCATATCAATAGGTTCAAAAAGAAGTTTTCTTACATTGGATCCTATTTCTGGATGAAATGGTTTTTCATAATGATTAGTCAAAACAAGATTCTTGACAGCATTAATAACTGCCAAGGCACCAGTATTTTTGTTAATATCTTTCTTGACTGGATGAACAATAAAGTTCAGGTCCAAATCTTTATAATCTCTAACTTGATCTAATTGAACTGTAATCATCGTTTATTTATGTGTTTGCTGTAGGATCTGTTACACCAGAAGGTAATGAAATACCTGCTGATTTGAAAGATCCAATAGCATCGGTTAATGTATTTGCTGTAGGTAATGACTTAGAATTAATGTTTGATATCGTATCATTTATGGATCCTACAACACTATCTTTTATTGATTTTAATTGTGATGTTGGATTCAAACTGTTCACTTTACTCAATGCATCTTGTATTACTGTTAAACCTTGTGCTTGAAGTTGTGTCAATTGTGCTAATTGTGCTATTGAAGTAAAGTAAGGTTTAATATATGGTCCGACAAAAGTTGATATGAAATTCTTGATCCAAGTTATAACTTGTCCTATATTTGATGGACCTTGCAATAAAGAAAGAAAAGGTGCTAATTCTGCTATCTTTGCTGTAATAGCACTTTGCATGGTTCCTATCTGATCAGTATATTCTTTTATTGCATTCTTCAATTCATTTAGATTCTCTGAATCATTTAAATTCAGATTTGATGCTTGTTTGATTCTGTCTAATAAAGCAGTTATATTGCCTGTAGGTAATAAGTTTGTTCCAGTAGGTATTGAAAGCTGTGGCAATGAACTGCGTAAGCTTTCAATAGAAGAATTGGTTACTTTTAATAATTCTTCAGCACTAGCTTTAGCTTCTTCAGCTTTGGCTTGCACATCTTGTATAATTTTTGTAGTATCGTCCATAAATTAGAATATATTAGTAATAATACCTTTTTCTATAGTGACAACTTGTCCAGTTGATGTTGTTATTGTACCGCTGGCTGCATCGGTAACACCAAAAGATGATCCAGTAGGAACTTCAACAACAGCAGCTTGTAATACAATTCTAGCTGGAGAACTTATTTTTATATTACCGTCTTTTATTTCAATACCAGATTTACCTGTCTTATCATTTAATGCTACAATAGTGCCTGCAAGATTTAAATTTCCATTAACTTTGACATTAACATCGCCTTCAACATAAACTGTATCGTTTCCTATAACAACAGTAAATTTATCGTTTTGTATTCTTTCTACTCTATCACCATTGGCTTCATACTCAACATAAGAACCTGATCTATGGTAAAAATGCAATCTTTCAGCGCCAGGAGTGTCATCAATTTCTATTGCATGACCAGATTCTGATTCATAAACATTATTATATGGCGGAACAGCAGCATATCCAGAAGAAGGTTCTTCTGGTATTCTTCTTGATTCTTTTAATGAAACAATAGAATTATCTGTTGATTCGTTTCTATAGAGTCTAGAAGATGTGGGTTCATCAAGATTTCTTGGGTAATTAGTTGCAGATTCATTAGGTTTGACAGGTGCTTTTGCTAATTGTTCAGTGGTTCTTACGTCATTAAAACCTTGATTTGGAACGGCAGCATTTTGTGGAATAGAAGGAAAAACACCAAGAATGATGGGTGATTGAGCATTTTTACCATCTATGAACATGCCAAAAACTTGATCACCTTCTTTTGGTGGATAAGGATTTGGATTGTTTGTTGGTAATAATACTTGTGCCCAAGGTAAATTATTTGTAGGAAGTAGATTTAAATCAATACCATTTCTTCCTAAAATACGAACACGAACTCTACCGAGATTGAGAGGATCTTGACGATCTTCAACAATACCGGTAAACCATTCTGGATTTAATGAACTTTCTTGAAATTGTTTATCCATTCATAGCCATTTTCTGTGAATTTGATTCGCTTGTAATCAATGGTTGCTGACTGTATGCAGAAGCAACATTAATCATTGTTGAATGTTTATCTTGTGTTATCATGTGTCTTGAATCAACTATTAAATATTTACCTGCCAGAGTTGGATCAATATTATCACTCTTTTTATCTTTCATTGAATAATCAGGATATTGTAAATCAACTTTAGTACCTACAGCTAATGTGAAATTACCAGGTAAAACACAAGTTATTTGTTTCATCATTAATGAAAAAAGTATTGCTTTTCTTTGTGCTATAACTTTTTCCATATTTTCTGGTTTCATATAAGGCATTCTTTTCTTTATATAAGAACTTGTTGTTGCAAAAGAATCAGTATGTCTTAAAATTACATGACTATCATATGAATTAATATTTTTGTTACCATCTCTATCTGAATAAATACTAAAATTAATATTTTCAGTTTTATCAGGTGATTTTATGTTTGATAAAACATCACCAATATTTCTTTGGAAAACACCATAACTTCCAGTTAATGTGTCAAATCCAAGATAACTACTAGCATCAACACCTTTTGACACTCTATTCAAAACATTTACTTGTTCAGTTACCGTACTTGCTTGGACACCAAGTATTTCTCCAGGTTTGCTATCAGAAATATTTTTTGGCTTAAAATTGATAGGAATTGCTGGACTTTCATTTAAACGAGATAATGATACAAAATTATATTGATTTACATTTTCAAAGAAAAGAAATGAAGGCATTTGATTGATATCTAATGCTCTATTTTGACACCAAAGTATTGCTGTTAATGGTTTATAATTTGGTATTACTATATCATTTAACCCTAATGAAGATTCAAAAATACCGCCTAATTTTTCTTCAGAAGTATTTAACTTATTCATCAAGATATCTAAAACAAAATCTGAATAAAGACCAGAATACGATCTATTAACTTTCATCTGTTCTGATAATATAAATTCTTCTGAAACAAAATTTAATACATAAACTTCACTGGATTGACCAATATTCTTTCTATCGCTTACAGAATATATTCTGAATGTTTTCTTTATACTGGCAAAATCATCTTTTGTTTTTGAGATATCTATTTTTAAATATTCAGTTCCATCAAAATTTATCTTTCTCATCAGTCCGACAGCATCACGAATTAAAATGTTTCCAGACATTACTGGACTAAAAAAACTTTCATATATGTTCAATTCTTCAAATAAGTTTTGAATTGAATAAGGTTTATCAAGAATTCTACTGACTATTGAAAGTTCATTAATTACGAAATCAGTAGATCGTTGTATTGATTGAATTGGCATTACGCAACTTTAGCAATATTTTTAAATTCTTTTTCAGCACCCGGAACAAATTCAGTTTTCAATATCTTTATGGTTTTCTTTGAATCGTTCAAGTCAACTTCATAATCATAATAACTTTGTGTTTGCTTTGACACTTCAACTGTAATAGAATTGCCATCACCTAATGAATAAGTGTTTGTTGATATAGTGACATTTGCATATGCAGCAGAGTCAATATTAATTATATCTGTTTGGACAGTACCAGAATAATTATCTGTTCGTGTTATAATTTGTTGATAGTTTTTAACATTACTTTGAGCCCATGGAATAGATCCATATTTGTTTTCAATATAGTTATTCAATACAGATTGTTGCATTGGCCAATCAAATAAAGGATCAACAATATCATTGAATAGAAGAATAATCCAATGTCTTTCAGGCGAGTCATATATTTTACTAGCTAAAATTTCTGGAGTATCGCC